TATAGGATATTTCTTGTCTATATTGTATTTATGTAAAAAATTATTGTAAAGTAGTGATCCACGAACATGAATTGGTGTACCCTTGTTATAAATAGAAGCTGCGTTGTAATATTTCTTGATATCACTCACTCCTCGTGGAAAAGAAACTTCTTCTATCGGTAGTTTATTGAACTCTTGTCTTGAAGTTTCAATGAACTCCCAAACATCTTGTTCACTACCATTCATTAGAGTTTTGATACCTTCTTCAAGTTTCTTTCTACACCAACTTGGAGTAGAAGACTTTGCTGTTTCGATACCCATCATTTTTAGTTTTGGTGTTTTGTATCTTACACCTTCTGAGTCATGAACATTTAGTATGTATCTTTTCTTTGCTGTCCATATACCTTTATCTGCTATGACTTCTCGACCCATTTCCATTTTGTTCTGATAAGCATTCATGTATGAAGAAAGTTGTTCATACGATTCATTAATCATTGGTTCAAACTTTTCTTTTGCTATCGTATCTAAGAAGTCAATCGGATTGTTCGGACTGACTTTAGTAACTAACTTATCGAATGTTACATAGATTGAATCAGTATCGATTGCGATAACATAATCATCATCAGTATCTAGTATTTTATTTAAATATTCATTAACAGCTTTCTCAACCCATTTAATACTTAACTGACCTGCAGTTGTAATACCTTCTGCAATCTCTCTGTTGAAGTATCTGAAATACTGATTACCTAAAGCACCATAACAACTGTTAAGTGATATCTTTCTGACCATTTGATTGTTATTATATTTTACAATCTCATACTCACATTCTTTTCTTTTAACAGTATCTTCTTTTGGAATAGTCTCCAATCGTTTCTGTTCTTTAATCATTTGATTCTTGAATAGTACTCGTTGATCATACATTTCTTCTAAGAGTTCTGGTAAGAATCCTTGTTTGTCTGTTCTGAATAATGCGCCGTTTGGTGTTACAGTTGTATTAGTTAACATACTGAGATCAACTTCACCTTCTAGTAACTTCTTAACATTAATCTCTTGATTGAATATCTTCTTTTGATATGTATCTGGACTCATATTGTATTGCATAATTAGATGTGGATATAGACTATTCAAGTCAAAAGACATCACCCATTTATGTTGACCTATCTGTGGTTCTTTTACATAAGCACCAACGATTCGTGAATCTTGAGCTAGTTTCTTTGGTGGTGGAACCATACCTCGTTTCTTTAAGAAGTTGTAGATAATTAAATCCCAATATCTTACTGAACCAAATACATCTTCATAGTTACACTTTGCTTGATAAGCCATAGTGATAACTAACTCCATGAGTTGTAGTTTATCGTCTAGTTGTTCAACCAGTTCTGTATCTCTGATATTATAATCTAAGAACTTTTGATAATCATTTCTGTAGAATAGATGCATCGCTCCGAACTCTGAGTAATCAATTTTTCTCTTACCAAGTTCTACTTCTGCGATATGATCTAATCGATATGTCTCTCTCGTTTTGTATGTAAACTTCTTGTACATTTCAAGATAATCTAAGATAGATATACCTGCAATGTTATATGATATCATTTTCTTCTGACCCATATACAACCATTCTCTTGATGTAACTAATCCGTGAGGAGATAGTTTAGTAACTGTCTCCCAATCAAATAGTTTCCAAATACGATTAACCAAGTAAGCTATGTCAAATGTTTCAACATTCCAACCTGTTATAATGTCTGGTTGTAACTCATTCCATATTCTCATGAATTCTAAAAGTAATTCTTTCTCATGTCTTGTCTTATGATAGATCACATTCGGATCATCATTCTTATAATCAAAGTTATCAATACCAATGACATGTGTCTCTTTATGTCCAAAGAGTTTCATTGTTATAGCATTGACGCGTTCTTCTGCTTCTGTTGGTTCTGGAAATCCACCTTCACACTCACACTCAATATCAATATTAAGTATGTTAATCTTTTTAATATCGAATTCAACTTCACTTGGAAACGATTCAGCAATATAAGTATATTCCCATTGTTCCAGTCCGTGTATGTCGATACCTGTGTTGTCGTATTGTTTCTTCCAATGTCTTGCTTGACTTGGAGAACTAAATTTCTTTGATTGTAAATATTCACCAGATATTGATTTGTGTGGTGATTCTTTATTTGTTGGAATGTAAAGAGTCGGTTCGTATTTTACTCGTTTGAGATATCTCTCTCCGTTTCTAATTCCTTTTGCAAGGATAAAGTCCTTGTATCTTTTGATGTTTGTGTAATAGTGCATAATTTATTATACTATAGAAACTCCATTGTGTCTATACCATTCTGGTTTTTCGTTTATTCTTTCTTGTATTCGTTCTCTTAAGATAGCTCTGTCTCTATCTGTAGGTGTCCAATCATTGTAATATTCTGTTGGAAACTGTGTAACTTTAAATAAGCGTGTCTTATCTAATTTATAATTTCGTTTTGTTAATTCTTTTCGAATCTGCTCATATCTTTTGTATAGATATTGACCTTTGTCATAAAAAAACATGACATGACCTGTTCCTAAAGTTAATTCTTTAGGAATACGATTCTTATCCCAATTAGGGGATTTAAGTGATTTTTGTAGTGCAGAACCAACCATGAACATCTCTCGATATTCAGCCATCAAATGTTGATCGGTTAGTTCTTCTACAGGTATTATATTGATTCGAGTCAAACTACTTTTTGTGGTTCGAAGTGTCGTTCCAATGTATTGAGTTTATCTTCCGCTGTTGCTAGTAGATTGAGTTGCTCATCAATAGCACCAATTATATCGGGATGCTCACCGATTCCTACACTATTTTTCATGTAGATAGTTATGTTAGCTTTAGCAGCTGCGATATCACCTTGATATTTTAACATAAGAGCTTGTCTTAATTGTTTATCTAATTCCATAATATATCCTATTTTTTATATAGACCTGAGTCTATCCATTAATCTATGGGCGCGATTGTAGACTTGTTTTGCCCACCTCGAATCCAATCCTTCAATAGAAGCTTGCACATAGTCACCTGAGTTAAGTGCGGCAAACATCTTTTGAAATTTTAATAATCTAGTAATACCTAGATTAAAAGCCATGTTAGCGAGAATCAATCGAACTTCATTAGGATAATTATCCCACTCATTCATTCGTCTCTCACATTCATCTAAACATATATTTATGTCTTGATAAAATAATTCATCACTTCTTGTTTGTGATACCTTGAATCCTACACCTTCTCCAAATTCTGGGTCTGTATCTTTAATAAGATGTCCGACACCAACAGTTGGATAACCTAAGTGGTCATGATATACTTCAAGTACTGTACCTTCATCAGATGCAATCTCGTCTTTGAGACGCACCATAAATTCTTTACTATATTCCATTTTTATTTAATTCCTCTAACCCTTGATTGGCTAGTAATTCAACGAGGATATTCCCCATTAATTGTTTAAACTCATCATCATCAGATATCGTATCCTTCAACGCTTCTGGACACGATCTAACAGCTCTTTCAAAATCTATTGTAGGTATTTCACTATCTTTACGAGGTATCAATTTGATACTTCCATATTGATAGATAACATCTACATACTCACCTTTGAGTATTTTAATAGCCTTTTCTCCATTTTGATGAACAACTTCTGTATAGAGTCCTTCATCAAATAACGGATAATGAGTATTTATATTTTTATCTTCTTTCGGCATACCCTAGTATTGCCATAAAAGACAACAACCCAAAAAATCCAGCTGATGAGTTTAACATTTCAAACATTGGAGTCATATTATAACCCACTAGTAGACTTGTTACTACAAATAAACCGAATAAAGAAGCCATTACTTGTATAAGACCTACTGACTTCATTTAACTTTATTTTTTGAACCTTTAGGTCTTCCTCGACCTTTCTTGGTTACTGTTGTTTTCTTTGTAACTTTCTTAGTTGGTTTTCTTCCGTCCTTATAAGCTTCATTAGTACTAGGTGTTGATTTATCATCTGCAACAAATCTTCCTTTACTATCTTTAGCTCTTTCTCCCGTAGGTTCACCAACCATGAAGTTTACGAATTTATTCCAAATTCCCATTTTTATCTCCCGATTGTTTATTATTTTTTAACATACTATTATTATATCACCAAACGCTGAGGTGTCAAGTTTTGACACCCCAACTACACATACTATTTATTCAGATAGAAATTGCTTCTTTTCTGTTTTTTTAAGTTCACCGATTTCGATAGTTCTAGCTTTCTTTTCTTCTGGAACTATTCTCTCAGCATAGATAGTAAGAATACCATTAGCTAAGTCTGAACCTTTAACGATAACATCTTCTGCAAGAACAAAGTTCCTACTGAATTTTCGTTGTGAGATTCCTTGATGGATAAACCCATTATCTTTTTCACCGATATCGCCTGTGATAGTAAGATTAGTTTCTTTAACTGAGA